GTCTTATATGTATCATAATCAATATCAATTACATCATCAAATCCCAATAATCTAAGGATTAGTGGATCTATATCCTCATCTACAATATCTGTACCCCTTTTCTCTGCCTTTGGAACAACAGCAAGGGCAGAAGAAGATGGAGGTTCAGCAGTAGCAGTAGCAGTTTTGGGTTTCGAGAAAGCTACTTCACCATCTATCATCCCAAAAGCCATTCCCTCTGCTACTTCAGCAAAGTCATTGCTCTCTCCACTTATTATTTTTTCATCTATTTTATCTTGCTCATCTTCAGTTAAGGAATCATAAAAACCTTCTAGCAAAGACAGGCGCTTTTCATCGAGATTGGATAAGATATCTTTTCCAGTTTCATGTTGAAATATTTTAAGTAGTCTGACTACTTTACTGTCCATTTGCTTGCTTATGCTTGAGTTCTTCTTCCTCTAAATGCTGCTTAAGGAGTGCAACATAAATGTCTCTCTCCCAAGGCATCATGTTTTCTATCTCAGTCAATGAGTATTTATGATACTGCATCAAGGCGAAGTTGAGTTTAAAGTAACTCTCTAGGTCCATGTGGACCATGCCTATGCGAAAAAACTGGATAATCCCTCCAGAACTATAGTGCTATTAACTTTAGTTTTTGGATTAGTGACTTCAATCTCGTAAGAAAGTTTTGGCATGGTTTCAAAGAATTTTTCAATTGCTTTGAATTGAATGGAGTTCATCTGCTCAAGAAATTCAATCACTTCTTTCTTAGTGACATCAGCAGTTGACCAAACTTCTTCTTCACTGTAGATCTTATCAATACAAGATGCAATCAATTCAAATGATTGATCCATGTTTGAAGATCCACTGAGATCAAAATTATTCTGAATGAATTGATTCAATGATGGATACTTCATTTCCATCATCAAATCGTCAGAAAGTTTAATTCTCTTATCATGTCCCTCATTTTCTGTCACCTGGATTTCATCAATGGAGATCTTAATGGGGATTTCAGTTTCTCCATCATCAGGTGCAATAATATTAACTTCTACTTCTTCACCAACTGATTTACCTCTGATGTTGAGGAAGAGGTATTCAATATCAAAAGTAGGGAGTTCTTCTACTTTAACACCCTTGGTCTCAATGCAGTTTTTCAGAACAGTCTTGATTGCTGTAGTGATTTGCTTAGTATCTTCACTTTCAAGTGCAAGAACTAACAATTTTTCTTCTTTTACAAGGAAAGGTCTATACTTAATTGGTTTTTTTGTAGAAGGCAATACCAACTCATATGTTGGGGTAGCAATCTTTGGTAAAGGCATAATATCCTAATAATGACTTCAGATAATGCTATTTATTAAGCATTTCCGAATCCAGGTGTTTGTGGATTGGTAAATGATGCCCCACTAGATCTAATGAGTTTCACTGTACCATTATCACTGTAGTATGAACCTCTGGGATCACTAACTCCACTTAAAGATGATGGTCTTGCACCAGGTCTATCATATCCAACTCTAGGATACCTTCTAGTGACACCTTGATCTTGCCCTGCTCCTGCAGATTGATACACTGGTCCAGGACCACCATTAAACAATCCTTGAAGGTTTATATCAGGAACACTATCAAGTGGAAATACTGCTCCAGTATCTCTAATATATCTGATGTATGAGATACCAACATTGCATTTTAGCAACTCACTACCATCATATGACACTGGCATAGATGTAATATTAACTGGGAATGCACCAATGAATGTGTATCCTAATGATGGACCATAAACATCCTTTTCAAATTTGCTAATGAAAATATCAGATCTGTATGTATCTGGATAATTGAATCTATAATTTGCAACTCTAGATTTAAATGCTCTAGGATTATATTGACCAGCAATAAAATCTATCCATCCTTCAAAAAATTCTATGACTTTATAACCTCTATCAACATAGAAAGTCATATTCAAGGTATCATCATAATCACGTCTATATGCCATCTTTTCAGTGACACCATGATAATCATTCTCTACAGTATGAGTTCTCAAAAATGTTCCTGGAAGTGATGTTTCACTGCACAACAATTCCATATTCTCACCATCAAGTCCATAATTAAATCCCCTAGAAGACAGGAATGCACTTACTGATGGAGGTGGTTGTAACTTTACTTGATATACAGATGTCTGAGCAATATTCAGAATTCTGCTCTTCAAGTGCGATGTCTTAATGGCATTAGGACGTGGAGCAGGCATCTATAAATAAATTTGGACTACTATTACTATGTATAAGACATGCCTCGTGATTCCAAGTACCATCAGGGAAGGTTTCATCCCCAATATCCTGAAAAATATTTGGGTGATGCTAATAATATTGTTTATAGAAGTAGTTGGGAATTACATTTCCTAAGATGGTGCGATAGAAATGATAATGTTTTGGAGTATGCATCTGAAGAGTTCAGCATACCATATGTTTCACCTGTAGACAATAGAGTTCATAGATATTATCCTGATGGTTTTGTAAAAATAAAACATCAGAATGGTGAAATCAAAAAGTATGTTGTTGAAATTAAACCTTTAAGACAAACTCTTGAACCTAAAAAACCAGATAAAGTTACCAAGACATATATTAATGAGTGCAAAACCTATGCAGTGAACCAGGCAAAATGGAAATTTGCCAGGGAATTCTGTAAAGATAATATGATTGAATTCAAAATTCTAACAGAAGAGGACTTAGGTATTAAGTCATATGGAACAAGAAGACTACCTAATAAGCGATACAAACAGAATAGAAAACGTAGTAGATGATATCATTGGTCTCAGAGATCCTGATGATATGATGATAGAATTGTTGGATACTTTGAAAACTACTGAGTTAGTCCCAACTGTTGGTAGATATTATACCTTTGTTTATTCTCCTAAGACACCCAGAATTGAATATGACCAGCATCCACTGATTGCTTGTGTTGGATTATTCAGATGGGGATTCAGAGGTATCAATTATCACTGGAGTGATTTTAGAAACTACACTTGGGAAGAAGTTTCTGGAAGTTTGCATCTTGTATATCCATTAGAGTTGAATGATATGAGATCTATCCCGTATCAACATTTCAGGATAAATAACTAAACTGGACAAAACGCTACCTGATGGAAGTTAAAACAAAAAAGTCTATAAAAAATATATTGTTCACACAAAGAACTTACACTGAAGGTGCTAATGGAAGTGTAACACAGCTTTTTGATTCTCCCATAGGTTCTCTCGGAAATGTGGTGCCAGGTTATAGTATTCAACTAGCATCCAGAGATAAACAAGGTAAGTGGAAAGTAGATAATCTTCAAAAACTCACAGAGTTTTATAACAACGCAAATAAAACAAATCTTTCAGAAAAAGATGTTAATAAAATATTTTACTTATCCATAGCTCCAGAAGCTAATAATGATGCAGCAAATATTCTCAATACCAATAGTAACTACTCTAGTCAACAAACAGCTATCATACAAAGAAAATCATATGTAGCAGCAGGAATACCTAAAGTTACTGATCCATCTACAGGAGGATCTACAAATTCAAAAGGACAAAAGACCACAGCACCAATTACTGCACCAGCACCTGCTGCGACCACTGCAGCAACTGCAGGAGATCAAACGATTACTTCTGGTGCTAGTGTAGACGCAGGGGGATCAACAAGTTCTGGAGGATCTGCAGATGCACCAGCACCTGCTACTACTGCAGCAGATAGCCAACCAGTAAAGCCACTCCCCCCAACAATAGATCCCAATCAAATTCCTCCTAAAAATTCTCCAATTCTTAGGTATCCATTAGCAAACCTGGATGTTGTTGGTGAAGAGCTTGGAATTGGATATGATTATATTAAGATACAGATAGTAAATCACATTTCTTCTCTGGATCCAAATGTCTTTTTGCCTGGACAAAATTCACAAATCACAAATGCACAACAACAAGCAGAAGCACAATTGGAACAAATCACATCAAATAAGGACCTTACAAAGGCATATGCACAATATTCTGATAGTTTTACAACTATAATTCTTCCCATGCAATCAAATTTATCAACTTCAAATAGTGTTGACTGGGGAAGTGACAGTTTGAATATTGCTCAACTTGTGGGAGGACAACTCTTTACTAATTACTTTACTAGTGCTGGTAGTGGAAATGCCATTGAATCTATGAAAAATCTTGCTGTCCAGGCAATTCAATCAATGGGTACATTTGCAGATATTGGTGTAGCAAATAAAAATACTATTGCTGCTTTGATGGCTGGTTATCTTGTAGGAAATAACAACATTGCCACAAGAGCAACTGGAACTGTAATCAACCCAAATATGGAAATGTTATTCAATGGTCCAAGAATGAGAAC